CTGCTCATGGACACCTCCGAATCAGCCATTTTCCATGGCCTTGAGATGTCTAGGAAATCCTGGGCGTATCAGTCCGCGCCAAACATCGTCGGCAACTTCAATCGCTTGGCCCCCGTAGATTGGACTGGCTCGGTGTCGATGAATAACACCACGGGAATCGTCAACTTCACACTCCCGGCGCCTGTGCTACTAGGCGAGTCGCACACGCCGCTGATCGTACTCAGTGCAGGCGTGGACCATGCGTCGTCAGACAACGGGCGTGCATTCATTTACATCCAAAAGCTAGTTGGTGCGGCCTGGGTGACGGTGGATACCTACTTCATCATTCAAGGCTCGGGCCACAAGTTCAACCATGCGCTCAATTACGTCGGAGACCCGACAACGGCGGAAGCCACCTACCGTGTGGCCATCGCCGATTCTTCGCGCGGTGACCGCCTGATCATCACAAAGGTCCGTGGATTCATCCAAGGACTCCGATAACGAGGAACTAATGGCAGAAACACCAGGCTACGTTTCCAATGCAAAGCTCGCGGAACGCATCTCGGCATTGGTAGATCGCTGGAACACGCGCGAGGGCCAGATGATCGCGCTCCTCACTCAACCCCAAGGAGCTGTAACGGTCACTGACGGCCTCGGCAAGGATCACGTCCTGCCTTCCTTCCTCCAGCTCTCCAAGGATGTCTCAGAGTTGGTGGATGAACTAACGGGCGCCGTTAGCGGCGCTTCCGAGTTTGCCAATATGGCCCGGCTGTACGCTGAGGGCGCGCAGGCCTCCGCCAACGATGCACAAACGAGTGCCGAAGACGCAGCTCAGCAACTCGCAGACGCGACCGACCAAGCAGAAGCGTCAGCTGCAAGTGCAACGGCAAGTGCCGCAAGCGCGTCTGCGTCGGAGTCGAGCAACCAATCGGCCGGACTGCATGATAGCGCCGCTTCCGCAAGCGCAGCCGATGCTGACGCTGACGCGATCCAAGCAGCGAACTCCAAGGCCCAGGCCGTGGCTTCCGCAAGCGCAGCCGCGTCAAGTGAAGCGCAGGCCGCGTCCTACGCACACCAGGCGGAAGATTGGAGCGACCACGCGCAGTCGTGGGCGAACGCCCCGGCTGGAACTGAGATTGAGCCAGGGGCCTTTTCAGCTAAGCACTGGTCCGAGCAGGCCAAAGCATCCCTTACGGGCACGCTGGTCTATCGAGGCGGCTGGGACGCCGGTACCGGGTCGTTCCCATCGGGCGGTAACACTGGCGCGTTTTACAAAGTCACTACGGGCGGCTCCATTGGCGGTCGCCAGTACAACCCCGGCGACCAGATCGTCCATAACGGCTCCGGCTGGGACCACATCGACAACACCGAGCAGGTCACCTCAGTGGCAGGCAAGTCCGGAGCGGTCCAGCTGGTACCGAGCGACATCTCCGGCCTGGGCACTTTAGCTACACGCGACAGCGTGGATTTCAGCAGTCATGTCACAAACAAGCCAGCTTCATACCCTCCGAGCGGACACATGCACACGAAGGGCGACGTTGGGCTTTCTAACGTGGACAACACATCCGACGCAAATAAGCCGGTGAGCAACGCTCAGCAGGCAGCGCTGGACACGAAAGCACCTATCGACAAGCCCTCCTTTACGGGCGGTGTCACCGTGCGGAATAGCTCTCTCCGGTTAAGCGGCTGGGGCGGAATCGCAAACGATGGCGTGGTTTATTTCGGAGCAAGCGATAGCTGGCTCTTCAAGCAGGGAGACGCCTTCAGGTTCCAAATTGAAGGCAAGTTCAACGCATCCCTGGACTCCTCGGGAACCGTGTGGACATCTGGCAACTTCAATCCTGCCTCCAAGGTGGATATGGGCGGGCAGCCGCGCTTCGCCGGCGTTTTTGTCGGCGCCAACAACGATCAATACTTTTACGCCGAAGATGCCAATCAGAGCGTCGTACTGCGCTTCGGCTATGGCACGTCTTTCAAGTATGCCAAGTGGAATGGCGTCACTGGCGCCTTCACCGCGCCCCATTTAATTGCGGGTGGCTCCGGCAACGGAGCTTACGTACAGATTGGCGACGACGTGCGCCTAGTTGACATCGGTAGAAGCCACACCACGGCTATTCAAAGCACGGCTAACGGGAACATCGGATTTCTGCAGTTCGGAACGGGACCGACAATCGGTTGGGACGGCACCACCCTGCAGGCGGCGGGACAGGAACTCAAGCATGCCGGCAACACCGGATACTACGGCGTGAGTGGGCGGCAGCATAGTGACTGGAACACTTGTGTCACTCAGGGAATCTGGATGGCTGTAGGCGCTACCAACTCTCCCGACAACTCAGATTGGTGGCTCGGCCACGTAACCGTCCACAACGGTGATTGGGTGCAGCAGGAGGTCATCAACTTCACATCAAATCCGCCCAAGCAATTTCGCCGCCAAAGGCAGGGCGGCAGCTGGGGCGCCTGGCAGCAATGCGGCATGGTCATCGTATCGACGACAGATCCTGGCGGCGCCGATGGTGTCCTTTGGATTCAGCCGTAATGAGTGGCTGGCTTATCAAATGGGGCGGCGCGTATCGGAAGCCCTGGATCGTGCGCCTGAAATGGGGTGGCACGTGGATCAACCCAGCTGCCGTCCGCCTTCGGTGGGGTGGTGGCTGGGTGACCATCTACACCGCATACACCTCACTCTCAAGCAACGCCACTGGGAGCTCCGCCCAGTACAACAACGGAAACAGTCGCACACCTATGACCCGGCAGTTGGGGGCACGCGCAAGCATCTACACCGCAGGCGGAAACGGAAACCTCACCTATTCCTGGTTCGTGAGCGGCTCCAGCCAAGTGTCGAATGTATCGATCGGCCCATCTGGGCCGCACTGCGATGTAAGCGTCACCGCCACGATGAATCAAACCGGAAGCGTAACCGTGGGGTGCACTGTCAGTGACGGACAGAGCAGCACTACCGCCTACGCGACGAATTACTACGACTACTTCAACACTGTGTAAGGAACCCTTGAACAAAGAAGAACTTACGCTCCTCGGCACCCTCGGTGCTGTCGGAGCGCTGATCGGCATCGCAAAATTGCTTGTCTCCGACGAACCCCTCAAGCCCCGCCAGGTGATTGGTCGTGCCCTTCTACACGCCGGCCTCGGGGTGGCGTCGGCCGGCATCCTGGTACTGATCCCTGGCCTGGGCACCGCAGCAATCGTTGGCATCGCGTGCGTATTCTCCTCGCTCGGCACCTCCGCACTAGAGGCAGCCTTCAACAAGTACCTGAAGAAATGAGCAAGGCCAGCAAGGATTCGATGGAACGCCTTCATGGCGCCATCGCAGACAAGCTGAGCGACACCATCCGGAATATGGAGGCCGGCGACAAAGGGCTGGCCGCGCTGCTTAATGTGGCCCGCCAGTTCCTAAAGGACAACGGCATCGACTCCGTGGCGACCGAGACTAACCCGGTTGGCAAGGTCGCCGATGCAGTCTCGAAGCATCCCTTCGATCCCGCCGAGAGCCTGAAGCACCACTGATGGAAGCGTCAGGGATCACTTCCCTGCACGTCATTCACCCCTGGGAGGACTTCCGCAACTTCGCGTTCGACCTCTGGACGCACCTGGCCCTGCCCTCGCCAACGCCCGTGCAGTACGACATCTGTTCGTACCTGCAGCACGGGCCAAGGCGTCGAATGGTCCAGGCGTTCCGAGGCGTGGGCAAGTCGTTCCTCACAGCAGGATACGTGTGCTGGCTTCTATGGAAAGATCCGCAACACAAAATCATGGTCGTATCGGCGAGCAAGGAACGCGCTGACGCGTTCTCGGTGTTCGTCAAGCAGATCATCGAAACCTTCGAGCCGCTTTCGCACCTGCGCCCTCGCAGCGACCAGCGCAACTCCAACCTTGCCTTCGACGTTGGCCCTGCCCTCCCTGACCAATCGCCTTCGGTGAAGTCGGTGGGCATCACGGGCCAGCTGACCGGCTCGCGCGCTAACACGATTATTCCCGATGACATCGAGGTCGTGAAGAACTCGCAGACCATCGTGCAGCGGGAGAAGCTCGCAGAACTCATCAAGGAGTTCGATGCGGTACTGAAGCCAGGTGGACAGGTGATCTACCTCGGCACGCCACAGACCGAAGAGTCGCTCTACAACAAGCTGCCGGAACGCGGGTACGACATCCGCATTTGGCCCGCGCGCTTTCCAAAGAACATGAAGCAGCGCGTCGCATACGGCGCCATGCTCGCTCCAGTGATCGCGGCGGCGTTCGACGACAATCAGGCCCTCGCCTGGACGCCGACCGACTCCAGGCGCTTCGACGAGAAGGACCTGATGGAGCGCGAAGCGTCCTACGGACGTGCTGGTTTCGCTCTGCAGTTCATGCTGGACACCACGCTGTCTGACGCCGAGAAGTATCCGCTCAAGCTGTCGGACTTCATCGTCATGGACGTTGACCGCGAGGTCGCGCCGATCCGCGTCGTGTGGTCCTCCGGTAAACAGCATGTAGTCGAGGAATTGCCCTCCGTGGGCTTCTCGGGCGACCGCTGGCACCAGCCGATGTACGTGGCTCCCGAAATGGAAGAGTTCACTGGATCGCTGATGACCGTCGATCCGTCCGGACGGGGCGGCGACGAGACAGGCTTCTGCGTCACCAAAGTGCTGCGCGGCATGATTTACCTGCGCCGCTCGGGCGGCTTCAAGGGCGGATACGAGGACTCCACGCTGGAGGGCTTAGCGCACATTGCGCGCGCAGAGAAGGTCCAGCTAATCCTTGTCGAATCAAACTTCGGCGACGGCATGTTCAACAAGCTGTTCGAGCCGGTTCTTAAGCGGATCTACCCGTGCTCCGTCGAGGAAATCAAGCACTCAACGCAGAAGGAGCGCCGAATCTGCGACACCATCGAGCCGGTTTTGAACCAGCATCGCCTGGTCGTGGACAAGGCCGTGATCCGCGCCGATGCGGACACCGAAAACCATCACTACCAACTATTCCACCAACTCTCCCGAATGACCCGCGACCGCGGCGCCGTCAAGCACGACGACCGCGTGGAACCACTCGCCATGGCGCTCGCGTACTGGGCCGACCAGCTCGCACGCAATGTCGAGGACGAAGAGTAGCGGCGCATGGAGGAACTCCAAGAGCAGGACTACCTCGACTTCATCCAATCGGTCACTGGCCGTGCGGTGGACGAGGCGAACTTTTACGACAACTACTAACAAAGGAAATACCCATGACCGAGTTCTTCATCACTGCCGCCGTCTTCCTGGCGTTCGGCCTCTTCATCCGCAACCGTATCCGTAAGGCCAAGGCATCGGCCGCGACCGGCACACCTAGCGGTGGCGGCAGTTCGACTGGCACGAAGCCGCGCAAGCAGGTCCGTTGAGCGAATCCATCCGCATCGCAACCCCGCTCACCAAGTTGAGTGAGGGTTTGCGCCTTCGCTCCTACGTGTGCCCAGCCGGCAAGCTGACCATCGGATACGGCCACACAGGCTACGACGTAACCCCTGGACTGACGATCACTCAGGAGCGCGCTGATGCGCTGCTGGAGGCCGACCTGGCAAAGGCCTTGGCCGGCGTAAGGAAGTACGTGCACGTGCCCCTCACAGCGCAGCAGGAGGCTGCCCTAGTGGATTTCGTGTTCAACCTAGGGGCCGAGCGCCTTCGCACCTCGACCCTGCTACGTTTGCTTAACTCCGGCAACTACGCATCAGTATCCACGCAGCTGCCACGTTGGGTGTACGGTGAGGTCAACGGCAAGGCCAAAAGGCTTCCCGGCCTCATCGTCCGCCGCAGGGCGAACGTGGCGATGTGGGAAACGCGCTCATGAAGCGAGCTTTCTGTAAGTGCTGCAGCGAAGCCATCACTTCGTTCGGTCTTGCTACTGCTTTCCTGGTTGCGCTGAAGCACCTCAAGCGTCCCCTCTGATGCTTCTGGCCTCCTGCCGGTCCTTAATGAACTGCACAACACGCTGCGCGCCACCCGGGTACAGCCTTTGCGCGAACGGGGCAGTCTAGGTATCCGCATGAGTCTGCTTCACACCAACCTGTGTTGTTGTGCTCGTGATTCTGTACGTGCATACGCGCTTGATTTGTCAAAATCGGGAAGGTCACTCATGTGCCTCTATTGCAACAATAGCGCCTCTCTAATACGCTGTTCATGCTGCATTCGCAGAGGCTAGGGAGCTGTTGTGAAATACATATGGATAGTCATTCTGGCGGCAGGCTTTGCTGCCGTCTCAGATCGCGCAGAAGCTGTTGCAATCAGATGCGAAACCTGTCAGGTAGACGGCGACTTTCGAGCCGAAGCGGTGCGGGCTGGCCCGGGCACGCATATCGTCTACAGCGTTTCTAACAACTTGGTTCAGCAGTGGTATGTTGGGTCGGGTGGTGGCGGTGGAACGGTACCCGCGAGGGCCGGGGCCGCGTCGACACCAGTCGTGCGCAAGCAGACGGCGCCAGGCGGTGCAACTCAAGAGATTTCTAAGGCGCACACGTTTCACGTGATTGCTGGGGGCACCATTCGACCAATCTACAACATCCCGGTCGCAATGCTGGGGTTGAATCCTGATGCACGGGAGAAGACCGCATACGATTACGTAACCGATACGAATCTGCGGGGAATGGTTGAAGGTGCCGCAGGTAGCAGCGTGCTTATAGATAAGGTCACAGGCTCTAGCGTCATGGGGGCTTTGACCGATCTGCTGCAACTCGTAACGAATTACACTGGCGTCAGAGATCAAGCACGCCTCATCTTCCGAATTGTCTTCAAGGACGGCTCGTATGTCAGCGTGATCGTCGATTTGGCCCAGGCGAATGGAAAATCCGAACCCGGCAGCGAAAGAACGGCAGCGGGCCAGACGATTCCGAAGCAGGCCAGCGAACTTTCGGGCACTTGGACCAACTACGGTGGTGACAACTTGGCTCCGATGGTTGCGCTCATTCAACGCTTTGGCGGCACCGTGAGCTTTTCAGGGTCTGGCGGCACTGGTGGCACAATCACCAGAATCGTGTGCGTGACTCAAACCTGCACGGTAGAGCGCTCGGCGTATTGACCGATCTTTGGAATGCAATCCAAGCGCGTGTGACATCAATTCGTTAAAGCGCTTGGAGTCTTCTGCAGGGCACAGGGAAGTGCCTTGGGATTACCGCGATCAATCTGCCACCACCCCATCGCCCGTTGGTTACATTTTCTTATCTTGGAATATCGTTAGTGAGTATTAAGAGGCTAACGCCGTTCCTCGGAGCGTTGATGCTGGGGCCGGGATGCTTCGTACTGCTTCTGCTCTTTGCTTGGGCTCGGTATGAAGGCTACAGCGCGTTTGCTTGGATCATCGGCGTGGCACCAGTGGTGATGATTCTCGCAGCGTTGGCGCGCCTTGCAGCCGCTTCCCGCTCCTCCGGTGAGAAAGGTGAAGCTACCCCTGACCCCAGGGACTGATTGCGCGACCCAGAGCGCCGCCTTCTTAACACCCTCTGATAATCTCTCCCGCCCCTCTGGCGGCAGCGGGCTTCTGGCCGTCTCAGCCTTCCTAGAGGTCTCTTGAGGTGCGCGGAAGAGGGGAGAAATGTGCACCGCAAATTTCCGCGGCGGTATCTGACTCCGAAACGTCGCGCGCTTCCCCCCCTCTGGGGTCGCGGTGTGCCGTCTTCCCTTCTCTTCGAACGCCTGCCTGGCCTAGCCGTCTTCTACGGCGTCACCTGCTGGGCTATGTAATTGATTTGAGGCATACCGCGCTGGATTCCCTATCCAAGGGCTACCCCAACGCGCACCAATAGCGCACAGCTGGCGCGCTTAAGCTGTCCGCATGTGTTCGCGTCTCTCTGTCCCTATCTGTCGTTTTGCTTCCGACCATAGGCCAGCACCCGCCGATCGCTCACGGCCCTACCCTGCCCCGTGATTACTCCTGCCGCACAGCCCAGCAGCCGGCGCACTAGTCGCCCCACTGATATAGCACTGACAGACCACGGCTAGCGCCCTACCGTCTTTGTGATCACCCAGGCAATTTTTACTTAATCCCTAACTTGGGACTTGACCCATATGAGGAATTGATCTAGCTTATATCCCATCGGCCAGCCACACCGGCCGAAGCGATCCCTGAGCCGCCCAGCGCGGCGCTAGGAGAAGCAATCGGATTCAACCGGCCCCAGCCCGTGCGATGCGCTACTGGGGTGGCCTTCAAGGGCCTGCGACTAAGCCGAGAGGCAACCGCAGGGGAACCGAAAGAGGCCAAGGCGGCTAGAGGCCGCACGGTTCCGGGGTGCTCTCAGATATCGCGGCCGTATCATCCCATTATTGGGAAATGACTTGACAACGGGACGCTAGCAGATTTAGGATATGTCCCACGGCTGCTGAGGCAGCCAGCTGACAAGGCGGGAAGCTCTCCCGCCGCATTCCGACCCTTGCACGGGGTCGTAAATAACACGGTGCGGCTGGACCAGCTAAGGCGCGATGAGGCGTCGTTGCGGGAAGTCCGGGACGGGAATGGCTCTGCCTTCACCCACCCACATGACGACCCCTCAACGACAGCGGAGCGGCACTGGCCCGAAACCGGCACGGCCTGACAATCCTGCACACCGCAGGAGAGTCGGGCCACTCAAGCGCCTCGGTCACACGGGGGTGTTTGAGTGGCTTGATTCAATGGAGAACCCTATGGAACACGATGCGATCCCCTACGTTGCACCCGACGACCGCCTGATGGACACCGTGAGGTGGGAACTGGCGTGCTACCGGACGAGCATCGGCCGTACCGAAGCCCTGTCCACTGCATCCCACATCTGGCACAAATCCCACGAAGGAGCGTGACATGACCAGGTATAAGGAAGCGCACCACAGAAGAGTTCAAGCCGGCATGGGGAGGCCGGCAAGAAGAGCGCAGTACACCTGCCTGCGCGTCGTTGGCCGTTGGGTGCTGCGGCACCACGGCCTTGCGGTTGGCATCTATCCGACTCTGGGCGCACTTGTTGCTGCCCGGCTCGAACACGAAGGACGCACTCATGGCTGAGCACGACGGGATCACTGAGGGGCTGGAGTGCGACAACGCCGCAGTCATGGCCGGCTTCACTCGCGAAGTATTCGCCAGGACAACGACGCTCGATCTGCACCTATTGATCCGCCCCGACACCGATTTAGACGGACACTTCCGCGCCTGGTGCACTGACGAGCAGGAGTGGCTGCGGATCGAGGGGTGGAACTTCTGCATTCAGGACGTAAACTCTGGAGCGTCCGCATGATCGAGGAGGACGCTTTGAAGCTCACCAAGCTGCGCGCTGAGATTCGCAAACTCAACCGCGAGTCCGACAAGCTGATGCTTGAGACTCGTTGGTATCCGATGGTCGTCACCACGGCGCTGTTCGCAGCGGTCGCGGCGGTCATCAAGTTGTTCGGCTGAATGCCTGAAGTACCAGCGGGAGCGCTGCCCTAGCGCCACACCGGATGGGCTGCCTACGGCCCGGTGGCTGGTGAGTAAATCCTAGCATCGCGCAGGTCTTTGAACATCACTGGAAGGCGCGTTGCGCTGTCCGAAAATTCCCACAAGCCGCCTCCGGGCGGCTTTTTTGTTGCCTGGAGAAACCGCATGGCCTTCGCCTATTACGAAAAGGGCGCCACCGTCCTGCTGCTTACCAACGTCGAAGCTTCGATGCTTCTTCAAGTTATGCGCCGAGTCGGCGGTGACCCGCAGAAGACCGCGCGCAAGCATGCCGACGCCATTGCCGAGGCACTGCTAGAGGCGGCGGTTGAACAGGCAGATCACGACATCACGAAGAGCGGCAACAGCGTGGCGCTGAACTTCCACGCACCGAAAGGGGACGCGTCGTGACCGCCCCACGCATCTACGTGGCCTGCCTGGCCTCCTACAACAATGGCGTCCTGCATGGCCGCTGGATCGAACTGGACGGCCTGGACTATGACGACGTGCAGGCCGAGATAGCAGAGATGCTGCGCGAGTCGCCGGAGCCTAACGTGACCGTGAAGTGCCCTGAGTGCGGTGGCGACGGTGACGGCGGATTGGCCGCGTCCTGCGTCTCCAACGAACGTAAGGCGTGCCCCATGTGCGGTGGCACAGGCAAGGTGCCCAGCGCCGAGGAATGGGCCGTCCATGACAGCGAAGACCTGCCGACCAGCTTCCGGGACACCGAACACCCCGACCTGGCCGCTCTGGTGGAACGGCTGCAGGAGCTGGAAGACCTCAGTGACGACGAACGCGAAGCCTTCGATGCCTTCTGCGAGGTCGAGGGGGAAGAGGACGTGGATACGTTCCGCGAGCGTTACATCGGCGAGTTCAACAGCTGGGCGGGTAATCCCCCCGCCGATTAGCAGACGCCAGAAGTGGAATTTTCTCGTACCCTTTCCCGAGGAGGTTCCATGA